TCGGCCAATAACTTCAGGTGCCATGAGTTCCAGCGTGAAGAGCAAAGCAGGGTGGCCCGCTTCAACAATCGCCCGCATCATCTGGATCATGAGGACCGACTTGCCTCCGCTCGTTTCGGCTCCGATCACCCAAAGCTCGCCTTTCCTCGCCCCCCCGCTGGCATCGTCGATCATCGGGATTCCGGTCGAATGGCCGGGAATGTCGCCGTTCTCATAGTTCTCGATTAGGCGGCGGTAGAACTCTTGACCAGCTTCATGCGCGGCAATCATGCCTTGCGGGGCCGTGAGCATGGCCTGAAGCGTCGCCAGTAGGCTTTCCACGCTTTCTACCGTCTCGGCTACGTCTGAGCCGTTGTAGGTGTCTTGGAGGGCAATTCCGGCCAAGTAAGCCGTTCGGCGCGCGGCGGCTCCGCGAAGGATTCCGAGGTCATAGCCGTAGGTTTCGCCTGGAACTCCAGGTGAAAACGTCATCAGCTCCGCAAACCCGGACATTCCGCCGATGGCTTCCAACCTCGATGTTGCCTTTTCCTCTTCGTAAACGTGAACCGGATCCAGCGACTTTCCTGTGTGGAAGCGGTCAACGATTAGGCTCCACGCGTCCTTGTGAGGGTAAAAGAACTCGGCAGTGATTCCGTCACCAATTAGCTTTGGAATCCACTTTTCAGGCTCTTGCAGGCAGATTGAAAGGAGCTTCTTTTCCGCAAGTGGCGCGGATGGGATGGGGGAGTCGGTCATAGCTTGACGGTTACGAGGTTGGCAGGCGGTTTCCCGGTTGGCTTTTGAGCTTCAATCATGGCGTTCTTGATCTGGACGTAATGGGTGAGCCCGGTTGTCCTTGATCTCTTTCGGAGGTATCCCGGACGGGCAAAGTTCTTTTTCCAGAAGTCGTCTTCAGTTCCGAAAAGGCAAACGTCCTTGATTTCGTCCTTTGTCAGCTTGTCGATTCTGGTCAATTCATCGTAGGTTTTGGCAAATGATTCTTTCCAGTTTCCGGTAGGCTTCTTGTCGTCTTCAAGAAGGTCGTAAAACCACTTGGCAAAACCCTTTGATTCATCGGAAAGCGTTGCACTTTGGTTTCTCAGACTCTTCCTCTCTTTCTTTTCTTTTGTATCTGATTCTGCTTCTGCTATGTCCCTTCCAACCGTTACAGGTGCGTTACATGGCGTTACATCACCGTTACATTCCGTTACATCGGCGTTACGTTCCCGATGCCGCCTGACACGTTCCGCGCTCGCCGCTTTGGAGTCCTCTTTGCTCGCCATCTTTCTATACTTGGCGTGGTTCAAAAGCTCCCATCCGCCGTCGATCTTGGCGATTCTGCGGCCTTCGTTGTCGGGAGTGCGTGAGTAAGCGTCTGGTGAAACAAACTTTTCTAACGCTCGTTCAACATCGGCAATCGGGACCGCTGATAAGCGAGCAAGCCCCGGAATTGAGGAATGAACCTCGCCGTTCTGGTCGGCAAGGGCCAACATGGTAATCCAGACGATTCTGGTCTTGTCGTCCTCAGTCCAGATTGTTGAGGTCACGATGGAATTGAAAAGCTTTGTGTAATTCGGCATGGCGTTACTGTAACGGTTTGGCGTTACAAGTCAATTCCGCATTCAACGGTTCAAATATCCCTGCCTCCGCCGCCGTTCTCCCCCGCGTATCTCCAAATACTGAATATGAGAGTGAACGGTCAGCGGATGGCGCGACCTGACGGCACTCGCCGGGGCCTGGGGAAAGGAGGTTAAAGGCGTCCGACTGGCTGGAAGTAGTCCTTGATCTTTTTCATATCGCCCTTGTAGGCCACGATGATCTTTTGCTCCCGCTTCGGGAACTTGCGAACGTGTAGCGTTTTCTTTGCCTGCGCAAGCCGCGTGAACTCGCACTCAAGGTAAATGATCTTATTGTAAACGCTCAAACCTTGCTCCTTGAAGAAAATTTCATGCTCCGATTCGCAGCAATAGTAAGCGCCGTTTTTATCGCGGCTGTCTCCGGTCATGACCACGAAAAACGCATTGTCTTTCAACGCCTCAATCGCCTTTTTGTATCCAGAGAAAAGCGTGTCGCGGAACTTTTCGTAGGTGTCCAAGGAATTGATTTCCCCATCTGGAGAAGTGCCATCGTAGTCAATGTATTTCTCAACCTTGTAGTAGGGGGGGCAGGTAAAAACGAGGTCGAATTTTCCTTCCGGCTCATAGATCGAGCTATCGCTTTTGATCCACTTCACGCTCGGAAACTCCGAGCAAATCTTGTTGTTAGCATCGCACTGATTCTGGCGGATTTCGCTCGCCACGTATTCATAGCCGCAAGCCCCTGCAACGTATCCCATTTGAACGCCGCCCCCGAATGGATTGTAAACCCGATTGCCGCCCTTTGGCATGAAGAACCTGGCAATCACTTCGCAGGCCACAGGGTCAAGAACCGAGGCGTTGCCGTTGTGTGCCTTGGTTGAAACCTTGATTTCTCCAGTCTCGTCCAACTTACGGCGGGTGTTGACAACGTTTGAGAAGCCGGCCTCACCCTGCCAGCAACCTTCGCGGCTTGCATAGGATGGATTGGCAACCCCGTTGCGCTCGCCAGCCTCGTCAATTCTTGCCCTCCATTCCTTCTTGAGGCGCAACCAATCACCCTTGATCGAGTTCCACACGTTGGTCATTGTGATGTGTGCCAGCAGCTTCATGCGTGCCGCTGAAAGCTCACCTTTGACCATGTAATGGTATCCAGACATTTTCAGGTAGGTCTGGAATCCAACGCTTTCAAAGAGCTTTGGAGTCTCAAACTTGCTTTTCGGATCGGTGGTAATCAAAGCTGGGTAGCCGTCCTTGTTTTGCTCAATCATCGCCAATACCATTTCTCGGTAAAGTTCCGGCGTGTAATGTTCCGGCTTAATGACGGATTGCAGCAAGCAAAACTCAGCGCATTCATGGTTGATCTGGAACGTGAAAAACCCGGCAAACTCGCCGTCAATCTTGAGGATGATGGCGGAATGAATCTGCATGTTCTTTCTTGCCGCCCTCATGGCAATCCCGTCCTCAATCGCCAGCTTGGCAACGTCTGCCTCATAGCCTGAGCCTAGAACGCTTGTGACAAACTCAAAGGCGTGGGTCTTTTTGAACAATTCGGTTTGCATACTCTTTTTCTGTTTTTGTTGTTTTGGTTTGGTGAAGCCGTCAGGAACTCCGCACTGGTCGGAGCAATCCTCGCATTTCCCCGTGAAAACATTAGGGTCATGAATGCTCATTGAAACTTCAGCATTAATGTCCTTCCGTTTTTGCACGATGATATCCCCGCTGGCTACTTGCGGGTGAGTCTTTGGAACCCTCAATGGGTTGTCTATTTGCGGTGTTAGCGCGTAAAGTCTTTGCTGGATGGTGGCCATTCGTCGGCCTTCTTCCGTGTCTCCGAACTTTGCGGAAACAATGCGTGCCACGGAAATCAATCCGAGCCCTGCAATGCGGTGAAATTGAAGCAAGCGGTGATTTAGCTCCTCTTTAGTATCCAACGCGGAAAGCGAGGTATTGAACACCACGCCAGCGGCTTTCATCCGCATCAATTGTTCGTGGGTTGCCGTCACCCAATGCTTAGTAATGATGACTGGAGTTTTGATTTTTCCAAGCCATTCGCAAACTTCAACCGTGCCGTTCCAATCATGGCAAGGGTCGCCCATCGTGCCGATCCTGAACCAGTTTGAGGCATGCGCCTTGACCTTGCGTTCGATCATGGCTCGCTCCTCTGGTATGATCTTGCGGCTCACGCTAACCGGAAAGTCGTAGCCGTAAAGTGAGGCGATTTTGTGCGCGTAGCAGTTGCCGTAGCACCCAACTCCGGGTCGAGCCTTCATGCCAAGCGAGCAACCTTTCACGGTGTCAATGTCCATTACCCCCTTGCTGTTCACCTCAACCGTGAGGCGTTTTGCGTAGCGTTTGAATTTCAGGGTGACTTGACCGGGTGACGATTTGGATTTCATGAGCAAAAGAAAGCCCGCCTGAAGTCGTCCCCGCTCGGAAATCCGAACGGCATCAGGCGGGCAAAGCTGTTGTTGGTTTTCATCGGGACGAACGATGCGGCGTGAGATTGCCGGGTTGTTTCAGGGTGTCAAGATCAGAACGGAATATCGTCCTGTGTGTCTTCCTGATCCGGCGTGTATCCACCTCGCGGCGGAGTCTGCGGCTGTTTCGCCTGCTTTGAATCCCCCGGCGTGCGGTCGCGTCCGGGCTCCTGCTTGCCGTGATGCTTCCAGTTGCCGATAATCGCGCCCTTCGCGCCATCGTCGCGCTGTTCCTTGGTTGTCTCAAGGACCGCGAAGCCGTCGTCTCCGAACTTACTCGGGCCGTCTCGGTTCTCCATGAGCGTGATCGTGAGGTAGTGGCCCTTCTGTCCCACGTAGACGTTATTGGCAGCAAGCGGCAATCCGATGCACTCGGTTCCGTCTCTGGCGGTGAACAGCTTCGCGCCGTTGAATTTCAGTAGATCAATCTTCAGTTTTTGCATAGTTTCGTTTGGTGAGAGTTAGAGGTTGTTTCGTCTTCCGTATTCGGCAATTAAAAGTGCATCCGCGGTTGCGTGCGTGATCTTCAGTTGCGGAAAAAGCTCTTGAGCCTTCCGCTTGCTGACGTTCTTGTCGCCTTTTGTGAGGCATCCCATTGACTTCTGCCACTTCTGCGGCGTCACTCGCTCGAAAGGGATTCCGGCTGCTGTCAGCGCCATTTCAAGCGACCCGTAGCCCTGCCCAAATTTGAACGAACTGGCAACGCCTTGGCCTGGCATGGAGTGGACTTGTTCAAGGTAGGCTTTGCATTTGTGCGGAAGCGCACCCGTTATGTTCTCGATCAACTCCCACAAGTCTTGTAGCGTGTCAGGCATCTTTTCAACGCACGGATTCCCATCCGTGATCCAAGCGATTCCACCGGATGCACCAGGGTCGATTCCGATGATGGTCTTCACGCTTCCACCTCCTCGCTAGCCATCACGGCTTCAAGTTGCGCGGCCATGCGCCGGAACTTCGGGCATGAGTCGAGCAAGCCCTGCGCCCGGTCAACCGTGCGCGAGATGCTTCCTTGCGACTGGTTGAGCAGGTTTGCGATGTCGGATTGCTTGGCTTGTTTGCACGTCTTGAGGATGCCCCAGACAGCCAAGGCTCGGGCATCTCCGCTGCCTTTGATTCGCATCGAGCATGCAATTCGCCCATATGGGATGCCGGTTATTTTCGACACGGTTGCGATGATTTGTTTTGGTGTCATTGTTGAATGAAGATAGGGGTTACTTCCTTCGGGATTCCACGGCTCTGCATGAACTCGTCGCACTTGCGCTTGAACTCGTTCCAGCTTGTTCCGTCCATGAAGAGGTTGTCGCCTTGCCGGACTCCTGCCGTTTCTTTTCGCGGCTTGCGTAGCTTCTGCTTGGTCTTCATTCTGTCGCGTCCCATGTTTCGATGCCTAGCGTTGCGGCAAGCTTTCGCAATGCAGCCTCTTCAGTGTCGCCGCCTTCGCTGACTTGCTTGGTGGCGAAAAACTTGATTGGGCTGTCGAATCCTGGCAACTCTTTAAGAGGAAACGCCTGAATGCCGTGTTGCTTCATCCATTCCGCCAATCTTGGCGACTTGGATTCTGGGATGTCGAATAATTCACTCATTGGAATTTCTCTATTGCGGTTTTGGTTAGGACGATCGCGCCGGAATCTTTGTGCGCGAACTTTTCGACTCGGTGCTCCAGCATCTGAAGCGCGAATACTTCCTTGGCGGTGGATGGCCTAACTAGAAAGAAGTCACCCTTTAGCTGCCGGGACTCGAATGATGGCTCTTGGCTTCCGGCGCGCGTGGTGACGTCGATGACGACCGGATCAGTGATGGGCTGTTTGTAAGCGAATAGTGGGATCATGTTTATTGTGGTGCGAGTTCGATTTTTGCCGCCTGTTGCGCGGTCAGTTGTGTCATGAGTTCAGAGACGCCTTGAAGGTATGCGGAAAAGCCTTTCAGCCCTTGCAGCATTGCCTCGGTGTATTCGTCTCGAAGCGTTAGAATGTGAAACGCTGGCAAGCCTCGGTGGTAGCCAATGAAGTGCCATTCCTTCGCGCCTGTCACTGCCATGCTGCCATGCACTTGGTCCCGGTAGGTGTCAGGCAATATTCCGGCCTGAATCCATTCCATGAGCTTGGAGGCTCGCGGGCATTTGACCTCAACACCTGAGCCGTTGTCTACAATCAGGCCGTCGGGTGAGCACCCGAAGTGGCCATACTTTGACTTGGCAAATCCGATCGGGTCAACGGTCAATCCGGTCAACTTTTGGAAATACTGCAACGCTTCCGGTTCCCATTCGATTCCGCGTTTGATGTCGGCATTTTCAAAGATTGGCGGGTCAGGAAACCCGGCAAGCTCGGCTAAGACCTGAGCGGCGGCGGTTGCTTTCGCCTTCGTGCTGGTCTTGTCGCTCTTCGTAAGCCATGCGCCAAAATTGGAGGCGGTCAGGCATCCCTTGCGAGCGGCGAACCATTCGTCGGTGCGCTGATCGCAGTCGATCAATGTGCAGTCGGGGTATTTCATGCTTGGCGCTCTCCTTCTACCTCGGTAGCTTCAATCTCTTCGACGGCCTCAATCTGAGGCAAAGCGAACGATGGCGCGGTTGGGGTTACGTTGCGGATTTCGTGCGTGTCGCGCATCTCCTCGCTGGTCTGCATACCAAGCGTGATGTCGGGCGCGTAAATACGGGCGAAGAATGCTCCGGCGCGATAGGTGAACATCAAATCAGGCATGGTCTTCCATTTCGAGCCAGCTTTGTCTGTCCAGCCCTCAGCCTTGGCCATTGCCCAGGTAACCACCGGTCCCTCGCAAAGTTCGCCAGTCTCGCGGGACTTGGCGAACGCTTGGCATGATCGGTTCGCGCCTTCTCCTTCAAACTTGAATTGCAGCGGCGAGAATCGGCCTGAAGCGTTGACCATAGCAATCAGGAATTGCGCCCGGAACGATGGCCTCCCATGGATGATGTCGATGTTCTGAATGACCATGAAAGGCGAGGCTTTCAGGCGTGCCGCGATTTCAAGGCCGATAGCACAGTTGGCCATGTTGCCTTGAAAGTCTTTCGGGATCAGGGTTGAGGCGGACAGCATTTTAGCCTGACGCTGAATCAGTTCAAATGCGGTCGAGTCGGTTGTTGCTAGTTCAGTGTTCATGTTTGTTGCGTTGGGATTCATTTCAGCCGTTTCTGAAACGGTCGAGTTTTTTCGTTTGGGTGGGGGAAAATTTTCCCGGCGTGGTCCAGGTCATTAAACTTGACTTGCCGAAAAGCGTGCGCGGCCTGTTGCGCCAGTAGGCACGCAAATCCGATTGCGAGGGTTGCCAGAATCATTCCTTGCCCCTCCTCATGTCGGAGTCTGCCTCAATCTCGCGGGCGTGTTGCGCTCGCTCTTCCCGCGTCCAGTTCGCCGGATCATCCCGGAACTCGGCGCGGTCCATTTCGGAAACGCAGTCGAGGCAGTAGCCGTTACGCCAGCCAGCCGCTTCAGGGTCGTTCGGGACTGGCATGAGGCAGCAGTGGCCCTTGCAGAGGTGATTCGGCACCGGCATGGGAGGGATCGAGAGGGCCATAATTGTTCCGA